GAGGAGTACTCCTTATGCACTTCGTTCTTATTTACAGACATACGATAATACCGTGTCCAAGTATGTCCCATTAGAACTTTTTCCTGACCAACTTACATTACTCGAAGATTACGAAAAATACAACGAAAACATTGCGTTGAAATACAGACAAGCAGGGGTTTCAACTGTAACCGCGGCTTGGGCTTCAAAAAAACTTGCATTTGCAAGAAAGGAAAAACCTGAAAAAGTTCTAATAATTGCCAACAAGTTGGATACCTCCGTGGAAATGGCCAACAAAATAAGGTCATTTATTGAACAATGGCCTGATTGGGTTAATATTGGTTTTTCTGCGGAAAAAAATTCACAAAGACATTTCAAACTTAATAATGGATGTGAAGTGAAAGCGGTGGCAACATCCAAAGATGCTCTTAGAGGTTATACTCCAACAATTCTTATTTTTGACGAAGCCGCCTTTATTGAGGCTGATGGAGACTTTTGGTCTGCTTGTATGGCGTCACTATCCACGGGTGGTAAAGTTATCGTAGTTTCCACTCCAAACGGTTACGATCCAATATATTATGAAATTTATGACCAAGCATTAAGAGGGATGAATGATTTCAAAATCTCTGAAATGTTTTGGTATCGTGACCCTCGTTATACCAAAGATTTATACATGGTAAAAACGAATGATTTGGTTCATTATCTTTTGAATCGAGAGGATTATCCTATAGATACCGTAATTAACTTAGCTAATGATAATCCTTATGAGAGAGACCATACTATTGTAACAGATTATATTTCTCAAGGATATAAGCCTTGTTCCGCATGGTTCGAAGGAATGGTAAAGAAACTCAAGTACGATAGACGTAAAGTTGCACAAGAACTTGAATGTAACTTCTTAGGATCGGGTGATAACGTATTCGATTCAGATTTGATGCAGAACATTTCCAAAAACCAATTAAGACCCCCACAAGCCAAACTTATGGGTAATGCTTTGTGGATTTTTAAGGAGCCTGTAAATGGTCACAAATATGTAATGGGGGTTGACGTTTCTCGTGGGGATTCTGAGGATTTTTCATCAATCCAAATCATTGATTTTGATGAACGAGAACAAGTATTAGAGTATGTTGGTAAGATTCCTCCTGATGTATTAGCTGAAATCGCTTATAAGTGGGGAACAATGTACAACGCATTCTGTGTAATTGATATTACTGGAGGTATGGGAGTTTCAACTGCAAGAAAAATGCAAGAGTTACAATACCAACCGGGGTTATATGTTGACGGGATTGACACATCTAATAAGTGGAAGTGGGACCCAAAGATAAATGATAGAATTCCTGGAATTAACTTCAATACTAAGAGAGTTCAAATTATTGCGGCATTTGAAGAAGGTGTTAGACATGGATTCAAAATATATTCTCATAGAACATATAATGAGATGAATACTTTTGTATATATTAATGGAAGACCTGACCACCAGAAAGGACAACACGATGATTGTATTATGGGACTTTCGATGGCATTGTATGTTGCGGAAAAATCATTTCAATCATTAACGAAAGTTGTTAATCATACAAAGGCAATGTTAAATTCATGGTCTACAGTTATGAATGAGAATAAAAATACTTCAGATTTTTTTAATCCTTTGGTACCTCAGATGGGTAGAGACCCAAACCTAACTAATAATGGGGCCAGTAAAGAGGATTATCAAAAATATGGTTGGTTATTTGGATCTAAATAACTATTTATATTATCAGGGTAAATAGTAACATTACGTATGGCAGAACAAAATATGACAGTTTGGCAAAGATTGTCACAAACATTTGGACCGAATTCACTTCTCAATCAAGATTATCCAACGTTTAAGTTCGATAAAAAGGAACTTTTGCGTACCAAAAGTAGAGAAGAATACGAAAAAGAGAAACTTCAAGCACAACAAACATATTATCTTACGAACCAATGGTCCAAGGTAGAGAACAATCTGTATTCACAGGCGATTTATTATGAACCAACAAGGTTATCCGCTCAATACGACTATGAATCGATGGAGTATACTCCTGAGATTTCTGCAGCATTAGACATTTATGCTGAAGAATCCACTACGACAAACGAGGATGGATTCATATTACAAATTTATTCTGAATCAAAAAGAATAAAAGGAGTATTGGCGGATTTATTCAATAATGCATTGGATATCAATACTAATTTACCAATGTGGACACGAAACACCTGTAAGTATGGTGATAACTTTGTGTATCTTAAATTAGACCCTGAAAAAGGAATTGTTGGAGTACAACAATTACCAACCATAGAAATAGAACGACATGAGGTAGGTGCTAGTGGTAAAATATCTGTGGATGTTAAAAATGAAGTTGACAAAGACAAAAAAGCTTTACACTTTACATGGAAGAATAAAAACATGGAATTCCAATCATGGGAAATTGCTCACTTCAGATTGTTGGGGGATGATAGAAAACTACCATACGGAACCTCTATGTTAGAAAAAGCAAGACGTATTTGGAAACAACTTTTGCTTTCCGAAGATGCAATGTTAATTTACCGTACGTCAAGAGCTCCCGAAAGAAGGATGTTCAAGGTCTTTGTCGGAAATATGAATGATGATGATGTTGAAGCATATGTACAACGTGTTGCCAACAAATTCAAAAGAGAACAAGTGGTGGATAGTAAGACTGGAAACGTAGACATGAGATTCAATCAAATGGCGGTTGACCAAGATTACTTTATCCCCGTTCGTGATCCCTCAGCTCCAGACCCAATTACTACATTACCTGGTGCAACTAACCTATCTGAAATTGCCGACATTGAATATATTCAAAAGAAACTATTAACTGCCTTACGAGTACCGAAAGCATTTTTGGGATTTGAAGAAGTTGTTGGTGACGGTAAAAACTTGGCATTACAAGATATTAGATTTGCTCGTACAATTAACAGAATCCAAAAAAGTATGATTGCTGAACTTAACAAAATTGCAATTGTACATTTATTCTTATTGGGATTCGAAGACGAATTATCAAACTTTACTATTGGACTAACGAATCCATCTACTCAAGCGGATTTACTTAAAATTGATGTTTGGAAAGAGAAAGTATTATTGTACAAAGATTTAGTTTCAGATCCAGGTAATGGAATACAGGCAACTTCATCCACATGGGCGAAGAAGCATATTTTTGGGTGGTCAGATGATGAAGTTCGTTTGGATTTACAACAACAAAGAATCGAAAGAGCCGTTGGGGAAGAATTAAAAGCTACACCAACTGTTATAACAAAAACTGGATTGTTTGATAATATTGACAAATTATATGGTAGCCAAACAGGGTCAACACCAACTGCTGGAGCCGCAACAACTCCAGATGGAGGAGAAGAATTAGGATCACCTCCATCATTCGGAGGAGAGATTCCTGGAGGAGAACCTCCTTTACCAACAGAAGGAGGAGCCGGAGAAGTTCCACCCGCAGAAATAACCCCTGAATCAAGTAAAAAAGATCTTAACATTTTAGTGGAAAATAATTTAATTGAAGGGTCTCAAATAATAAATTTGGGTCAGGCACAAGATTCTTTAGGAGAAATTTCAAAACAATTAGATAAGTTATTAAATTCATAATATTTATTTGAAAAAGACACAATGACCTTCGGAACAGTAAAATCCCTAATTGAAAAAAATCTCTTGCAATCCTACAAAAATGAAATGGAATTCAAGAAGAGTTTACGAGAATTCAAACACAACGTTTTGAGTAATAAAGCTATGTCTAAAGCATACGCAATATATGATCAACTGAGTTCACCCCAAGGATTAGGAGAACAAGATGCAAAATATTTTATTGAAGAAGGGATTAATCTATTAAACAAAGTTTTGCCAAGTATTAAACTTCCAATCACACTTTCCGAAAAAACTGAAAACAATTATTCTGATATTGACACTTTAGTTTATACCCAAGGAGTGGATTTACTTGAAAGGGTTAATGCAAAGAAAAATATTCTAAAGGTTATTACATCAAATAAAGAATCTATTAAGGAAAGTATAAATATTCCAATTAGTTCTATGGTTGCGGTTGCAAATCAAACCGTTAACAACTACATACTTACTTTGGACGAAAATTCTAAAAAAGAATTTTTTCAAATAGTTTCTGAAGATACCAAAACTTTGGAGACAAAATTTGAAACATTAAGAGAAAGTACCATATCCAAGCTAACTAATCTTCAAAACAATGAAGATTCTCAGGATATGAAAACAAAAATTTCAGAAACGATTGACAAAATTAAATCTGAAAAATTCGACCAATTAAACTTTTTGAAGTTAAAAAATTTGGAAGAATCAATTTGATTGGTCTTTGATACTTTGAATATGTTTTGCCTTCAGAATCTGTGCTCTTCTAAGTACAGATTTTTTTGTATATTGCTTTTTATCAAATAAAATCTGATTTTGTTTTGTTTTAATTACTTTTGACTTTAGGGTCTTGAGAGCTTTCTCAAGAGGATTACCCTGTGTGATTTTTATTATTATCATATATTAGAAATATCTACAAATATAAAAAAATTTTGACAATCATACATATATTGTATATAATTTCATTAATAAACATACATAATAACATTATTAATGAAAAAAGGAAAAAGTGTCAAACTTAACCTGTTCAATCCCATAAAGTCACAGTATGGGACAGTAGATTCCAAAAACTTAAAATCAGTTTACATAAATATTCAATCATGGGTAACACCAAAAGAAGAGTTAGATAATTGGAATCGAGTTGTCTCAGGTTTGGGACGAGAAATAAAAAATTCAGTTTTCGAGTCAATCAATTCAAAAATTTTTCAAGAAAAAAATATTGTTGATTTAGACCTTAGGACAAGTGGGATATCAAAAGGGAAAAAATCATTTTTCAATTTGGAAATTAATCTATATACCCACCGAGAAATGGATTTCAAGTGTGATGAAATCAAAGAATCCATAAAAAATATTGTTAAATCAATCTATAAAAATAACGTAATTCAAAACAAATACTTTGATTTTTCAATTTCTAAAAAAGAAGAAATCTAACAAACTATTCAAATCCGTATATTTATCTTAAAAGATTAGATGAAAGATTTAAGAATTTTAGAAGCTAGCGAGCTTGGACACGGTATATTGATAGAAATGGATGCAGGTTGGGTTTCTCCAAAAGATACTCACAATATTGATGTTTTGAAAGAAGCAACTAATTTAGATTATAGAAATCCATTTGAATTTTATGCCGTTCTTCAAAAATACGATACTCCAAATAGAAATGGTAGAACGTATCCTGAAAGGATTTTAAAAAGGGAATCTGAAAGATATAAAGAGGCAATTTCTAAGGGTTTATCCACATCAGAATTAAACCATCCTGAGTCGTCATTAATAGACTTAGACAGAGTATCTCACATTATCACAGACATATGGTGGGATAAAAATATACTAATGGGAAAACTCAAATTATTGACATCTCCAGGGTTTCATGAAAGAGGTATAGTGTCTACTAAAGGAGACCAAGCAGCTAATTTAATGAGACAAGGAGTAACATTAGGTATTTCATCAAGAGGTGTTGGGTCATTAAAAAAAGTTGGGGAAAGAAATGAAGTTCAGGATGATTTTGAATTGATATGTTTTGACTTGGTATCTTCTCCATCAACACCGGGAGCTTACTTATTTTCTAACCCTGACGAAAGAAGTAAGTATGAAGAAAACTTAGAGGAAGAAATAAAATATAAACAAAATAACGACTATGTTGGAAAGTCGGTTGACTTAATGAGAAAATTAGACGATTTTTTAGGAAAATAAAATTATGGAAGAAAAATATTTTGTAGCAAAAATTCAGTATGATTTCCCTGATGAAAATACGGGTAAGATTAAAAAAGTTAGAGAAGAGAAACTTGTTAAAGGTTATTCTGTCACAGATGTGGAAGCTAAAGTGACTAAAAAATACGAAGGATTCACACATGATTGGAGAATTACTTCAGTATCTGAAAGTAAAATCGACGAAGTAATTGAGTAATCAATAATCAAACTGAAACAAATGAAGTGGTCAAATGACCACTTTTTTTATTTTAGGGATATCGTAAAATGAATTTTTTTAGTTTTGGTACTATTTATATGATAAATTAAACAATTTTTTTCTATGCAAGAAAATAAAAACTTAGTACAAGAGGCGTTAATTCAAATGAGAAATGTTGAAGAAGCAATCGCCCAGAACGCAAAAGGAATACTTGCTTCTACTATGAAGGAAGAAATCAACCAATTAGTAAAAGAATCTCTGTCAGAGCAAGATATGGAAGATGAGATTGAATTAGATACAGATATCGATAGTGATATGTCTGTTGATAATGATGATGATATGGAAATGGACATGGAATTTGATATGGACATGGATATGGATTCAGAAGAAAGTCCAATAGATTTGACTGACGCTTCAGACGAAGAAATTCTTAAGGTGTTTAAGGCTATGGGTGAAGAAGATGGAATCATCGTAAAAAAAGATGGTGAAGATATTCACTTAACCGATAATGACACTGATTCTGAATACTTAGTTAAGCTTGGTGAGTCTGAAGAAGACGAAGAAGAACTAGACGAAGCAATGCACATGGATGAAATGGATGTTGACACAGAAGATGTAATCAATGCAATTTTCTCTAAAGATGGCGATGTTGAAGACATCGACATGGAGGATGAAGAAGTTATGTACGAAATCGAATTTAATGAAGAGGATGACGACATGATGGAAGAAGAGGATGACGACATGATGGAAGAAGAGAATGACGACATGATGGAAGAAGAGAATGACGACATGATGGAAGAAGAGGATGACGACATGATGGAAGAAGAGGATTTGGACGAATCTTACAACCACAGAAGAG